AGCAAATGATGCAGCAGCAACAGCAGCAAGCACAAATGGCAGCGCAACAACCCCAACCAGATCCGAATGCGGCCTTCCTGCAAACAGAGCAAATGAAGGCACAGACAAGAGCGCAAGTTGACATGGTAAAAGCGCAGATGGATCAGCAGTATAAAATGCACAAACTTGGCATGGATGATGATTTGCAGCGTGATGAAATGGTGCAGGATTTAGCCGTGAAGGTTGCTGAGATCCTTGGCAAATATGGCACTGCTGTTGACGTTGAAGGCGTGAAGCAGGAGCAAAATGCTATTCGTGAGCATAATGCTCAAATGATGGGAATGTCTGGTGGATATTGAAACAAGGGCAAAACGCTCACAATCTCTGCTGCAAAATGATTGGTTTAGAGAAACCATAGAAGATTTGCGAGAACATCAAAAAAGTGTTTTCGCAAGTAGCGGTAAGGATGACGTATCCAACCGCGAGGAGGCACACGCAATTCTGCGGGCCTTAAATGCAATTGAGCATTTGCTGCAAGCCGATGTGGATGCAGTGAAGCTCCTTCAGAAGAAGGGAAAGCACCGTGGACACGACTAACCCAATCAACGGTAATGACTTAGGGGCTGTTGCCGAAAATTTGATTATGGAAGCCCCAAATCCGCAAGAAGCTTTAGAAGATGCTGTAGAGGTAACTGATGACGGTCAGCCCGAAACGGTAGAAGCTGAAGCTGAATTTGTGGATGACACTGAGATCAATGCCAGTGAAGAAAGTGTTGATGAGGAATACGAAGAAGCTGAAGAAAGCGAAGTTCAAGAGGAACCTATTTATCGCGTCAGAGTAGATGGCGAAGAAAAAGAGGTAAGCCTAGATGAACTCAAACGCGGGTACTCAGGGCAAAAGTATATCCAAAAGGGCATGGCTGAAGCGGCGCAAGCCAAAAAGCAAGTTGAGGAAGTAACTCAAAAAGTGACCCAAGAGCGTCAAATGCTTGCGCAGATGATGCAGCAAATCCAAAGCGGTGAAATACCGCCTATGCCACAATATCCATCAGAGGAACTACGCGCTAGTGACCCTCTAGGCTATTTAGAAGCAGAGGCAGAATATCGCCGTGCCGTTGATAAGCGTAATGATTTTGACCGTAAGGCTCAATATGTTGCGCAACAGCAGCGTGCCCAAGAAGAACAGCAACACAATCAGTTTCTTGAACAGCAAGCTATGCGTTTGCAGGAATGGATGCCTGATTTTGCTGATCCAGAAAAGCGCACTGTATTTATCAAGGAAATGACTACTAAAGCAAAGAAGCACTATGATCTGACAAATGAGCAGATTTCTACTGTGAAAACCGCTGAAGAAGTTATGATCTTGAACGATGCTTTGAAATGGCGTGAGCTACAGCAAACCAAAACCGCTGCTACTAAAAAAGCAGAAGGTGCGCGGCCTGTAGTGAAACCGGCAGCAAAGCGGGCAGCAACGGCAGGAAAAGCTACAAAATCTAAACAAGCTAGAGCGCAGATGCAGAAAAGAGGCGGCATTGATGATGTTGCTAATTTTCTTCTCTCTTAACTTTTGCAATGAAAGGATACGGCAATGGCTGTTACTGCAAATACAAATGAAACATATGATGTTTCAACAATTCGCGAGGATTTATCTGAAGCCTTAGCCTCAGTGTCGCCTACTGAAACCGTTTTTATGAGTGCTATTGGAACGCGCAGCGTTGATAATACTTACTTTGAATGGTCTGAAGTAGATTTGGCCGCAGCAGCGACAAACACCCAAATAGAGGGTGATGTTGGGCTGTCTAACTCTGCACCAACAAACGCAGTGCGAAAAGGCAACTATACAAATATTAGCGCTAAGGTTGTAGAGGTTTCTGATACAAACCAAGCGGTTAATGGTGTTGCTAATGCTCAGACAGTAGCCAAGCAAGTCGCCTATAAGTTGTCTGAAATGAAGCGAGACATGGAAAAGATGTGTCTGTCAAATGTGGCTGGCAATGCAGGGGCGTCTGGTACGGCTCGCGTTACTGCTGGTTTGCCAGCATTCTTGACCACTAATGCTTCACGCGGCACTGGCGGTGCAGACGGTACTACATCAGGATCAGGAACATCTGGCTATCCAAATGCTGCTGCAACTGATGGTACTCAAAGAGCAATCACAGAAGCGCTCCTTAAAGGGATTATCGCTGATTGTTGGGATGAGGGTGCAACGCCTTCAATCGTCCTTTGCGGATCTGCTCAGAAGCAAACTATCTCTACCTTCACAGGTAACGCTACGCGCTTCAAAGAAGCAGAAGATAGCAAGCTGAACGCTGCAATTGATGTTTACATCTCAGACTTTGGTGAGTTGCAAATCGTTCCAGCCCGTCACATTCGCTCGCGTGATGTGTTCGTGCTTGACCCAAGCTACGCTGAGATTGCGTACTTGCAAACTGCTAATCAGAAGCCATTGGCTCGCACTGGCCTGTCAGAGCGCCGTTTGATTTCTGCTGAGTGGGGTTTACAGGTTACTTCAGAGAAAGCGCACGGCGTTATTGCTGATGTAAGCTAAATAAGGCATAGTAGGGGGGCAGAAATGCCCCTCTATTCTTATGGAAGGTTGATATGAAAATTAAAATTATCACTGACAGAGGCCCATTTGTTGATGGTGTACGCGCAAAAATGGGCGATATCGTTGACGTTTCAGCAGAAGAAGCAAAACTAATGATGTCATTAGGGTTTGCTATGCGGGCAGAAGAAAAGCCTAAAAAGCCAAAGAAGAAAAAAGATGACTGATAGTCTAAGTCTAAAAACCTCTTATAAAACAGAAGATGACAAGCTGATCGTAAGCCGTTCACAAGATGTCAGTGCCATTTTAGATTTTAATAAGGAAAAACAAATAGACGGGCATAACCGTAAATCAGATATGCGTCACGTTACTTCAATTCCTTTTGTAGTTGCGGAAATGTGGCTGAAAGAAAGTGGATTAAAATTAGGTTCTCCAGAATTTTCTGAATATGTCAAAGGAAAGTTACTTTCTGGTGATTACAGCAAGCTGATGGTTCATGGTTATTAGGGCGCGAATAATGAAGTTTATTGAAGATTACATGGGCTTTTTAATAGCCATAGCGGGTGCTTTTGCTGCATCAGCATGGTGGATAATTAACAATCTTTTGACCAGTAAATCTCAGATTAAGCTTCTTGAGCAAAAAACAGACATGATGCACGAACTTTTAAAAGAAATGCGCGACGATCAAAAGGAAATGCGGCGCGATATTCAGAATTTAGCTGTCAAGTAAAATGTGATATAATCGGGCCATGATTTGCGCCCTCACATCTATTGCCTTTGGAATGTTTCCGCATGGGATCATGTATAAGGCTTGCCGGTATCGCTGCCCGCGCCCGTCATTTTATTATCATTATCCAAAAATATACAGAATACATCCTGATGCAAAATGCTTGGGATACATTATCGTGGGGCGAGATACATGATAGATCCTATCACAGCTATTGCGGGGGCTACGCAAGCGTACAATCTTGTCAAGAAAATGGTTTATGCGGGCCGTGAGCTAGAAGATGTAGCGGGCCAGCTTGGCAAGTGGTATGGCGCAGCAGCGGATCTTGGCCGCGCAGAGCAGCAGCGTAAGAACCCGCCTATTTTCACTAAACTGTTTTCGTCTGGATCTGTAGAGCAAGAAGCCTTGCAGATAATCATTCACCAAAAGAAGCTGGCAGAGCAAGAGAAAGACTTGCAGCAAATGCTAAATAATCGCTTTGGCTATGGCACTTGGCGCGAAATGGTGGAGCTACGGCGTAAGATTAAGAAAGAGCGCGAGGAAACTCTGTATAAGCAGCAAGAGCGTAAAGCGGCCTTTTTTGAAACGCTGCTACTACTATTATTATTTGCAATGCTGGCGGCTATTATAGGGGGCGGCACATGGTTGACAGGCTTAGGCGCTGGGTGGTGGTAAATGGCTGACGGGCTATCAGGCATAGGCAGCGCACCGTTTAACGTGCAGTCGGACATACACCAGCAAACCAGATCGCGTGAGCGCATAGAAACGCATCTGGTAGAGCAAAGGGTAGAGAAAGAGCATAGGGCCAACCACAGCCACCTAGAAGCGCTTGCAAAGCAAAGATTTGATCTAAACGAAACTTATGATAGGTTTGGCCGCAAGACTACAGCGGATAGACCGCAAGGAACTAAGATAAACATAGAGGTTTAACATGGCAAATACCTTTGAAAAGATTTTGCAATACAAGCTCATGCCACGTTTTATGATGGTTGTTATGACCATTATGTATATCCGCGTGATTGAGTGGGGAATGAGCTTGGATGACTTGTCAACGCAGCAATCTGCAATGATTTCAGTGGTCAGCGGAGCGATGACAGGAACGATAGCCGTTTGGCTGGGGTCTGAGAAATGATTGACAAGCTGATAGCGCCGGTCACTGGTCTCTTAGACAAGTTCATTCCTGATGCTGACGAGAAGGCAAAGCTCGCGCACGAAATTGCTACAATGTCGGATAGACACGCGCAAGACTTGGCCCTCGCTCAAATACAACTCAACACAGCAGAGGCAGCAAGTGGATCAGCTTTTAAAGGTGGCTGGCGTCCTAGCGTGGGTTACATCTGTGCTATTGCCTTTGGTTGGCATTTTGTTGGCCAGCCTGTTGCCCTTTTTTTTGTAGCTTTAACGGGAACAGAAATCCCGCCCTTGCCAGAGTTTGACATGGGAACGCTTTTGACTGTTCTTGGCGGCATGTTAGGAATTGGTGGTCTTAGGACATATGAAAAGCAGAAAGGCTTAACCAAATGAGAAAGATAAACGAGATTATAATTCACTGCACTGCCACAAATCCAAGCTGGTATGCTGATCGGTCTGTTGAAGATGTAGTCGCAGAGATTAGGCGCTGGCACGTTGAGGAGCGCGGGTGGCGAAATGTGGGCTATCACGCAATCATTCACCGCGATGGCTCAGTGGGCTATGGTAGGCCCGTAGAGCAATCAGGGGCGCACTGTAGAGGCCGAAACAAGTCATCTATAGGGGTAAGCCTAGTGGGTGGCCGTGGCGGCTGTGCTGACGATGCTTTTCTGGACAACTTTACACCAGAGCAGGAAACAGCTTTGCGTGAGTTAATTGTGGAATACAGCGCCAAGTTTCCTAGCATCAAGGAAATATCTGGACATAATTCATATGCAAGAAAAGCTTGCCCTTGCTTCGCTGTTAAGGATTGGTCATAAGCAAAAGTCGGGGCTGGCTCATAGGAAACTGTGACAGGGTTGTGATGAACTTGCTGGCCCCACGAAAAACCCCGCCACTACACAAGGAGAAGATAGTGACGGGGGAGAAGGTTTAACCCTTCATCTATGCCGCGTGGGAGTGCGCAGCATTCTGTTCTAAGCGCCGTTTGCGAATGTATTGGTTTACGATATTACGGCTGCACCCTAATTCTGCCACAATTTCATCCCTAGACATACCTTTTTCTAAACGC